GCGTAGCGGCATAGTGGGGGTTCCCTGCAAGAAAGGTGGTTCATTTATAGGTGTTAGCGCATTTAGTGGCAGAAAGAATAAGCGTGTTGTCTTAATCGCAGATGAGGGACAATTTATGCCGAGAGCTTATGTGGATGCAATTTCCAACCTAAACAAGAACACCAACTTCAAGTGTATTGTCTTGGGCAACCCAAAGGAAACCACCGATGCCCTGGGCATTGTTTGCGAGCCAGCCGCCGACCTTGGAGGTTGGGATGGTGGCATTGACCAGAACCCCAAAACCAAGACATGGCCGATTCGTTTTCCCGATGGCATCTGCGTGCAGTTAGTGGGGAGCGATTCCCCCAATCTGGATGGCAAGCTGGGTATCCCGCTGATCAATCAGGAACAGATTGACGCGGACATAAAGTTTTACGGCAAAGACTCACTCCAGTTCACGATGATGGATGAGGGGCGAATGCCGCGCGGTCAAGGATTACGACGAGTCATCACCCGCCAGTTGTGCCTGAAGTTCCAGGCGATGGAGGAACCGATCTGGAAATCAGATCAGCGCACCAAGATATTCTTCATCGACGCAGCGTATGGACGTGTGGGCGGGGATCGGTGCATCGGCGGGGAACTTCAATTCGGACCGGGATTGGATAAGGAAGGCAATCTACGCCAGTTTTTGTCGTTGATTGATACCCTGCTCGTTCCGGTCAGCGCATTGCTCTCTGAATTGCCAGAAGATCAAATCGTAAACTTCGTGAAGGCACAATGCGAGACCCGCAAGATCCCACCGGAAAATGTTTTCTTCGATTCCACTGGACGCGGCTCATTGATGCAGGCTTTTGCCCGTCTTTGGTCAAACAAAGTTAATGGCGTCGAATTTGGTGGGAAAGCATCCGAGCGCAAGGTATCCGGCCAGATTGATCTGATGTGCCGGGAATACTATTTCAACATGGTCTCGGAGCTTTGGTACACCGTCAGGTTGGTGATTGAGTCAGGACAGTTTCGCGGCATGACCGAGGAAGTGATGATGGAAGGTTGCCAACGGGAATGGGGTCATGTCAGCGGGAACAAGATTCAAGTCGAACCGAAAGACGCCATGAAGGAAAAGAGTGGACGATCCCCCGACCTGTTCGACGGCTTGGTGGTGGGAGTGGAGGGTGCGCGTCGTTTGGGATTTGTCATTGAACGATTAGGAATTGCCAATAGTCCGTCGAACGACGCATGGAAAGAATTGCTGAAGCAGCGCCACTCCCGGTATCGCCCGCAACACCGTCTAAATTATTCCGTTTGACAGTCGATCCGTTTACTGCCACTTGTTTTCGCCAATGGCGCAATTCTTTAAACCACATTGGAGCTACCTCAAATACGTTCTTCGCCACAAGTGGTTCGTCTTCGTCGCGGGACTCCAAACAGGTGCACCGATATGGCGACTGTTGATCCATGACTGGACAAAGTTTTTACCCTGCGAGTGGAACGCTTACGTAGAGAAATTTTACGGCAAAAAGATTGATGAAAAAGAGCCTGATGACTTTCGCTACTGGAGTGCTCGCGGTCCCGTCGATGCCGCATTCGATCATGCGTGGAATCATCACCAAAAGGCCAACAAACATCATTGGCAGTATTGGCTTTTAACAAACGATTCTGACGATCCCAAGCATAAGCCGTTGCAAATGCCCAAAAAATACGTTCTGGAAATGGTAGCTGACTGGATGGGGGCAGGCAGGGCTATTACTGGCGCATGGGAATACTGGAAGTGGTACGAGTCCAACAAAGAGAAAATCATCTTACAGGAATCCACCCGCCATTCTGTTGAATCTTTGCTTATTTTGTTGGATCAGAAACGCATCGCTAAAGAATTCAAAGCTAAGGAGCGCATTAGAATTCTTGGGTATTAACTATGGCCCTTCGCCTTAAAGATAAATTTAAGCAGATCCCTAACGGGTTGACTTACACCCAATTTGAAACCGGCTGGGATTCCGTCAAAGTCCTGGGCAAACATCCATCGCTGGACCGTCTCACCGATGCCGTAGTTGCTCATCGCCTAGGTAATCCATGGCTGGTGAAGAAGAACAAGTGGAGCACCGACCGCGCAACTGTCATGTCGGAAGTCGAGACGTTCAATGCGGTCATTTGCAGGGTGAACGGCTGGACCGATTATATCACTGATTCTGAGGCGGGAGGGTCATCTCCCCCAAAATGGCAAGCCCCGTCGTCCGTCCTCGGCGGGGCTGCTGCGGGGGCTAGGAAATCCGGGGGCGCAATCAAGCTGGTAGTGGATTGGCTGGGATCGGGGCTGCAACCTGTGCCGATTAGTTTGGCGGAAAAACGGGCTTCAGTTTGCGTCAAGTGCCCACTGAATCAGGATGGCGGATTCTTTGAAAAGATTGGGGCTTTGGCCGCGCAGGATGTTCGTAAGATGATTGAGATCAAGAACGATATGTCGCTGCGAACGAGCAAGGATGCGGATTTGAAATCGTGTGAGGCTTGCTCGTGCTGGAACGCCCTGAAGGTGCATACGCCCATTGAGCATATCGTCAAAAACATGCCGGCAGACGTGAAGGCCAAATTGGACCCGCAATGTTGGGTGTTAGCGGAGAGCGTCAGTAGTCCAACTGGCGAGAGACAATCTGTTGCAACAGATAATAGTGTGGGTTCGATTCCCGCCTGACGCACCAAATGAGAATCAAACCTGCCAAGGATTGGGCCGATGAATTCTTTATTGCTAATTCACCCCTGTCCAAAACGCTTGAACCTGTCGTTCGCCAAATCCAAGCTGATGCCCTCAGATATTGCGTTGAGATGTACGATAACATGCAGCGAGACGGATTTACAATCGGAGTTGAGATGATTAGAGAATACGCCAAGCAACTCGACCCAAACCACGCATCAAATGATCGTCGCGATCCCGTTCCACACCGTTGACCTGCGCCTTGTCCGTGAACTGCTTGCGTGGTGCAAACTCTTGGGCGGCTGTCGCTCCCATGATTGCCTATTGGTTGCTGATGCCGGGGTGGAATGGGGACCATGCCTGGATCTGATTACCTTTTCCAATTCCATCTTTCGATCCGCGAAACTCATCACCAATGATCGGCACATCGAGAACTGGCCAGAAGGACCGAATTCCCTGTTGCTAACCGCTCTCCAGCAGATCGAAAAGTCCGATCAACCCCTCTTGTGGCTGGAGCCTGACGCGATTCCGTTGAAACCTAACTGGCTGGATACACTTTCCCTTGTCTACACGCAATGCGGAAAACCATTCATGGGCCAGATTTACACCCATGAACATCCTGAGCCACCGATGGCCCCTTACCCGCTTATGTCAGGTGTCGCTGTCTATCCACCAGACGGTTGGTCCCGACTCGCCAAGGCCATCAAGTTTGCGCCGAATCTGCCGTTTGATGTGAGTTGCGCTCCGATTACTTACGAGGCCGGCGCGAATACCAAACTGATCCAGCATTATTACGGGGAAAAAGGGTTGCCGCCGACCTTCTCCGTAAACCGAACAGATTCATCCCCGCGCAACACCTTCACCCTGGACCGGCTTCACCCCAATGCCGTTATCTTTCATCGCAACAAAGATGGGTCGCTAATCCGCCTGCTGCGTGCGAAACATTTTCCGAATCTCAATAAGTTTGCTGTCGTTTACCCATTCCATTCCGGGGACATGAATCTAGCTCTTAAAAATCTGGAGTGGATGGAGCAACTACGAACACCCAAAACCCACGACATCATTCTGCACTCAGATAAATCGGTGGATCTGAAGTGGCGCAACCGTATGGTCGCTGCGGCTGAAAGGGTATTCACCAACGTCAGTGAATCATTTTGTCCAGCCAATCAAGGTCCAAACGTCTCATGGATCGCCGCCGCGACATACATGCACGAGATGCAACGTCCTTGGTTTTGGCTGGAGCCGGATGCGACACCACTAAAACCAAACTGGTTAAGTGTGATTCAGGCACGATATCAGGGAGGATTTTTAGGTCCAGTGGTGCCGGACATGAACCACATGAACGGCACGGCAGTTTATCCGGCCAACACGCCTCTGATCTGTCCAAAAACCATGGCGACCGGAGAACGCTTTGGCTTCGACGTGCTGATGAAGGATGAAATGATGCACTTGGCCCACAACTGCATCGACATATTTCATCATGCCTGGGTGGAGAGAAACGGCCAGCTATTGCCCCATGGTGCAGGTCAAGTGCCGACCTTCCCAACGCTTGGCAGTCTAAACCGGATTAGCCAAGGGGCTGTCATTTTTCATCGGTGCAAAGACGGCAGCCTGATTGATCGGCTGAGACAACGACATAATTGAAAACCGAAATCTTCATCGTCACATTTCGCCGGGACTTTCCTTATTTGGAATGGTGCCTGCGTTCCATATCCAAATTCGCCACTGGCTTCGATAAAGTGCATATCCTTGTCCCAGACAGCGACTTGAATGATCTAATGTCGCTACCTAAACCAGCCAACCTGATCGGTATCGTTGCTCCCAAAGCCTTCTCGGAGTGGCCTAAACTGGGATTCGTCCATCATATGTGGCAAATCCTGAATGCGGATAAATGGTGTCCAGATGCCGATTTCATCGTGCATATCGACGGCGATTGCATCTTCAATGCGCCTGTCATCCCGGAAACCTACATCACCAAAGGCCGACCGATTCTGCGGTACGAACCATTTGATCGCTTGGGCCGGCGTCATCCCGGCAGCGATGTGTGGCGGCAACCCACCCAGAAATGCGTGCCTTTCCATGTGGTCAACGAAACCATGCGTTGTCACCCGGAAGTTTATCATCGGGATCTCTACCGGGTAGTTCGAGAGACCATCGCCACAACAACTAAGATGGATGCGGAAAGCTACCTGAAATCCACCCGCAACGAGTATCCCCACCAATTCTGCGAGTTCAACACCCTAGGCAACGTGGCGATGACCATGTTTCCGCAACGGTATCATATGGTTGAACTGTTCGGGGATCGAGCGGTACCGGATAATTGCCTGCACCAGTTTTGGAGTCGCGGCGAAATTGATAAACCGCAACAGACTTGGATTCGGGGTGAACTTAAAACCGTCGTGCCGCTGGATATGATGCGGTCGATTTTGACATGATCAACCATCGGGAAGCACTTGGCTTTTGGCTGAACAAACTTGGATTGACCGGAACAATTGTCGAAGTCGGTTCAGCAGAAGGCGTGTTTGCCCGAACAGTTCTTTCACAATGGGAAGGCAAATCAATGTTTCTGGTGGACCCTTGGGAAAAACAAGATCCTGATGTTTACAAAGAGAAACAACCGGATAACTACGACGCTTGGTATAAATCCTGTTTGGCATTACAGGAACACGATAAGCGAATCACTTTGCTTGCAATGTTATCCGCAGAGGCATCTACCAGATTCGTTGATAACTCACTTGATCTGGTTTATATCGACGGTAATCACTCGCACCGAGCCGTGATGCAAGACATGGATCTATGGTGGCCAAAAGTTAAGATTGGCGGAATCATGGGTGGCCACGACTTTCTCATCAAAACTGAGGATGGTTGGTTCTGCGAAGTTGAATCCGCCGTGCTGCGCTGGACTAAGGAACACAATGTTGCTTTTCATGTCACGCCCTGCACAAGTTTTTGGATTACGAAGCCTTGACAAAACCCAACAAGTTAGGTTATCGTACCTAAGTGAATGCTACCAATTTATGTGTTGCAACGAATACGCTAAACATTTCGCCTACCTTGGAGGAAAAACAAAAACCGCTAAGAAATCCAGAGCGGCTAGAATCAATGGACGACTTGGCGGAAGGCCAAAAAAATCACGGCCCAAAACCAATCGGAATAAGCATCCGTTTTCATCGTAAATACATTAAACATTCCGATGGATGCTGGATTTGGACTGCGGGGGTTGCGACTCGCGGATATCCTCAAATAAGTATTGGTGCTAATCGAACATGCGCAGCCCATCGAGTTTCCTATATTTTACACAAAGGATCAATTCCTTCCGGTCTTTGGGTATTGCATACCTGCGATAATAAACATTGTGTGAACCCTGATCACCTATATGCCGGAACACCCTTACAAAATTCTAATGATTCCATTACGAGGGGCAGATGGGTTCATGGCGAAAATCAAGGATCTAATAAATTGAAAAGCTGCCAAGTAATTGAAATCAGAACTCGTTACCTGAGTGGAAATTGGACTTTAGAGGGTTTAGCGATGGAATTCGGTGTATCAGATTCACTAATTCACAAAATAATACACCGTCAGATTTGGAGACATTTGGTGAATCATTAAAACATGATTGGACAGGTTATGGAGCGATGTAAAACCTGCAAATGGTGGAAAGACCAATGGGAACAAGACGATGGAAGAACCAGCGGTCTATGCAAAAACCCGGAAATATATGATGGTGAAAAGGGATACATAACTGTTTATGCTGACTCAAATCCAATCGGAACCGATGAGGCATTTGGATGTATTCACCATTCTCCAAAGTGAACATATGAAATACTTTTTAATCGGATTTTCCGTTGGGCTGATCATCAGTTTTGGTGTAGATGGGTGGTTTATTTTGTGGAATATCGCTAGGGAAATCATTCGTGACTACTTCCATAAAACAAACAAATGATCGCCCTGAGCAGCCATCGTCGGTTGGCTGATTCACCTGAAGTCGCTAAAAACCAAATCCGAGCTAATCTCTCATGGCGCAAGGTATTCGAGGAAATCGTTTACTTCGGACCACCAGAACGAGAACTGGCCGACCGTAATGTTACTTTTGTAAAATCAGATGATTTTCCCACCCTCCGCACTTTGGCTCGTGCTGCCAGCTTGTGTGATGACTACGTGTGTCTGCTCAATGCTGACATTGTAGTCACGCCTGGATTGATTGCTGCGATTCGGGATGTATGGGCTAAAGGCGGGTTAGTGGTCACGTCCCGACGCTACGAGTTCAAAGGCATCGATCATCTGGTAGACGCGCAATTGGTAGATCCCGGTGTGGATTTCTTTGGGGCTACCCCTGATTACTGGCGCGACTTCGCCAATGCCGTTCCAGCCAACATGCGCGTAGGTCATTCTGGGTGGGATTCATGGGCGATGGGATTCTTCAACACCGTTGCCGCGAAACGATTTTGGGACATCACCAAGCGCAAAGTGATCTTCCATCCCAAGCACGGATCACGGAAACGATCTTACGAGATCGAGATTAAGAACGACGAATTCACTCGACAGGCAGGATTGCCTTACCTACGGCTGTGATGTAATGGTGTGCCAATGAGCGAAGCAAATGATTTCGATAATGCGCGTGTCGTGGAGTCCTGCGTTTGGCAGATGAAGTTGGCCGACTACCCGCGAGACCTGAACCGCGCGCGCATCGACCGGCTCTATAACGGTGAACCCCCTTACTCCGAGGAAGAAGAACGCGACAACCAAATCGAGGTCAATGTCAACCCGCTTGGAGGCACCAAACTCGCCCATGATGCCCGCTCTCAATTAGCCAATGGCCTAATGAAGCCGGGGAAGTTTGCCAACGCTACCACCGATTACGGGCCAGTGCATAAACGGCAGGAATATTCCGCCATCGTCAGTAACGAATGGAATCGACCCATGAAACGGTCCCCGTTCTATTGGGAAACCCTCCGTGGCAAGATCGCTCAAAACATTCTGCACGGCATCGCCCCTGCCGCCTGGGATGACCGCGATTGTTGGTGTCCTGATGATCTTGGGGTGGAAGACGTGATGATCCCCAGCGGAACCACGGTTAAAATGAAGAACCTGCCGTTCTTCGCCATCTGGCGATCGTGGACCGGGGCGCAACTGAAACGGTTCATCTCCGGCCCCAAAGTCGATAAGGCGTGGAACATTCCGTTAGTCAAAAAGCTGATTCAATGGGTGGATGCCGAGGCGGTCAAGACCATGGGAACAACTTGGGCGGAAGTCTGGTCCCCAACCAAGCAACAGGAACGGGAGAAGGGCGATGGCGCTCTTTATGCCGCAGATCAGGTAGCCACAATTGATGCGTGGGACTTCTATTTCTACGATCATAGCAAACGCGGCTCTGGCTGGAACCGGCGCGTGGTGCTGGACGCTTACGGTCAACCGGGAGTCAGTCCAGCCGGCGCACCGATCCTAAACATGGGCAGTCATCGCTACGGTGACACCGGCAAAGGCGAGTTCCTTTATAACCCGGAAAAGCGCGTTTACGGGATGAAACGCAGCGAGATCATTTCCTTCCAATTCGCTGACCTATCCGCTGTCGCGCCCTTCCGTTATCATTCCGTTCGCAGCCTTGGCTATCTCATCTGGGCCATTTGCCATCTTCAAAACCGTCTGTTCTGCCGGATTCAGGAAGCGACCTTTGAGGGGTTGCTTCAGTATTTCCGGGTCAAATCCATGGAAGACGCGGAACGAGCGATCAAACTGGAATTGATCAATCGCGGGTTCATCGACGAAACGATCAACCCCATACAAGCCAGTGAACGCTGGCAACCGAACATCGCCTTGGCGCAATTCGCTTACGAGACCAACGACCACATTATTGACGGCAACTCATCCAGCTTCGTCCAGAAACAGGAATATTCCCAAGGTTCAGAGCGCAAGACCAAGTTCCAGGTCGGGGCCGAACTGCAAGCCGCCACCCAATTAGTTTCCGCCGCTCTTTATCAGGTCTACAAATATCAGACGTTTGAGTATCAGGAGATTTTCCGACGCTTTATGCGGCGCAATTCCCGTGATGCTGATGTGCGGACTTTCCGGGCTAACTGTTTGCGCCAAGGTGTGCCGGAAAAGTTACTCGTAGCTGAAGCGTGGGATATTTCAGCAGAACAGGTGCTGGGGTCGGGTAATAAAACTTTGGAGATGGCCATTGCCCAACAGCTTTTGGAGATGCGAAATCTTTATGACCCCGAACCGCAACGAAAGATCCTGCGTGATGTAACTCTGGCAGTTACAGATAATGCGGCACGCACCGAAGAACTAGTGCCGGAACAGCCAGTGAAGGTAACGGACTCGGTGCATGACGCGCAGTTGGCAGCGGGTGCCTTGATGATGGGTTTGCCTGTGGCTCTAAAACTAGGGATCAATCACATCGAAGTCACCGAAACACTATTAGGCGTGATGCAGACCGTCATTCAGAAGATTGAGAAGCGTGGAGCGATGGCCACGGAGGAAGAAATTGTTGGGCTGACCAACGTGGCGAACCATATCGAGCAACACATCCAGATCATCGGACAGGATGAGGAAGAAAAAGAGCGGGTCAAAAAGTATGGAGACGTTCTCGGAGGATTTTTAAATCAAATAAAAGGTTATGCACAAAGGCTCGGTGAACAGCGACGTAAACAGCAACAGCAAAATGGAGACATAGACGCCGAAACAAAAACTAAACTTCAAGCTCAACTGATTTTAGCGCAAGCGAAGGCATCAAACGCCAAGGAAAGTCATGCTCAAAAAACCGCCCAGCGGCAAGTGTCGTTTGATTTAAAACAGCAACAAGACGCTCAATCGCATTCACTTGAGCAGCAGAAAAAATTAGCAGAGTTGAAAACTAACATTCAGGCCGAAGACCTTAAAACATCAGCAGAAATTCGGAGAAACCGTTTAAAGAGTCTCTCCGAATAGCCTGCCATTCCTGTCTGAACACAACCGTACCATTACGGATCGTAACGGACCAAACCAAACCACGCACTACCTGCATTTCCATACCAAACCTAACCTGTCCCCGCCATTCTTCGACTGACCGCGCCATACCGTTCCAAGCCTGCCCTCCGCACCTCTCATGGCCATGCATCCCCGCACCGCACCTTCCCTCACCATGCCTGCCACGCCAAACCGAACCTCTCCGAACAACGCCGAACCGTCCGAGACGTTCCGATCCCCGCCTGCTTCGCCATTCCTTGCATCACCCCACAATGGCAATCCATCCCGCGCCATCCCTCACCGCGCCTCACCTGCCAAACCATTTCTAGCCCCACTAGACCTGCCCTCACCATCCTCACTATTTCGTTCCAATCCCAACCTTGCCTGCCACGCATTCCCCAACCGTACCACGCGATTCCTTGCCGCACCTTGGCCCACCTTGCCTGCAATGCCACAACAAACCACCACGGGCCTTAGCACAACTTGCCTTTCCACACCTGCCATATCGAAACATGCCCTACCAGACCTAACCAGTCCGAACCAATCCGCACGGCACCAAACCGCACCTTGCCTGCCGTAATTTACCTAACCTAACCGCACCAATCCTTGCCAGAACCTTCCACAAATCAGGCAGCTTTTTTAACTTTCTTAATTGCGCTAAACACCTCTGCTAGTTGCCTTAATTCCCGATACTTTCGGGTAAAGGCATTCAGTTCAGCCAGTGCATCCTTAAGCAACTGATCGCGCATTGCGGCATCAGCCATCACTTCGGACATAACTCGATAGCCGCCACCTCTCTGAACCCGATCAGGAGTCAATGAAACAAAGACTGGCGCTTCAACTCCATCTCCCATCACCTGAACCGTGACGCGAATCAGAGTGCGGGCCTCCATCAATCGCCATTGTTCCGCCGCCTCGGTATTGTCCCAAGTGAACCGTGAATGTAATACATGTTTGGGATTGCGAGCTTCTTCTACTACATCTTCAGGCCGCAGAATGCCATTCTTTGCGGCAATCGCCCTTAATGCTTTTTCAACTGTTTCGTTTTTCATAATTAGTGGTTTTTGATTTTGAATGTTCCCCATCCCATCCCTGCTGAGTTTTTAGATGCAGGCCGACCTTCCCCAATTCCGACTTGTTCGCCCATACGGGCAAGCAGATTGGCTACGTCCTCAAACGAGAACATATCGCCATCGAATCGAATTCGCAGTTTGGCGCTCCACTTCTGATACATTGGGCGAATCGTCACGTAAGCTGCCCCGGTTTCGACCCGTGCTGCCATCTCCGTTCGCTCTGGTTTTCCGTAAATACGGATCAGCCCGTATTGCGGCTCAGTCTTGTCATAACCATCGGCCAAAACAAAGAGAGCCATCTTTGCGAGGGTCATTTTCATTCCGACAATGCTGCACGCCTTGATCAAGCCATTTCGGATCGACGAAACATTGAACCCGTCCCATCCCTGCGGCGCAATGTATCGTGCCTCATTATAGAGCGTTTCGATGTTGGCTGGTTTGCGTTTTGCACCCTTGCGTGAGGCGTGACCAAGCTCCATTTTCTGGAGCATTTCGTTCTTCGCCTTTTGGCTGAATCGGTGAATGACCAGTGGGGCAGTGCCTTCGATTTCAAACTGCGCCGTTAGCATTCTTGGCGCTGAAATTTGAACGTCTAACTTTGTCGGCTCTTCCGCTCCATTGGATTTGATCGTCGGGAGACGATTCTTTCTAACAGTGGTTTTTAACATGAACTGAACTTCTAAAAAGCACCAGTCCACCGAAAGTTGTAGCGTCCCGTTGGGGAACGGAACCATTCAATGGCTGGTGCAGATTGTTTTGTTTCATAATCGGGCTACAATCCGATAACGCTTGCGATTACATACCAACTGTCGTAATCAGTCAATTGAAAAGTGAAAATATTTTCATGCCTGAACTTAACCCGTCACTGGAAGACGACGCCCTGCCCGAAGACATGGACTGCGACAGTGACGAAATTAAACTGAGTGAACCACGCGCCGAAGATGAAGGAGATTAAAGACGCCACAATTTTAGTTGTAGACCACGGCTTGGGCCTCTCAGTCGCCCATCGTTTATCCAAGGCGTTCAAGCGCGTCTTATATCACACGCCTTTTGAAAATGGATTCATTCGCTTGAATTCCTGCATCATCGGAGATGGCTACGAAAACATCGAGCGATGTGAAGATCCGTGGGCCATGAAGTCGGAGATTGACGGTTATTGCTTCCCTGACATTTATCACGCTGGTTGGCAACTGGAACTTGAATCGCAAGGCTATCCAGTGTGGGGCGCGCGCAGAGCAGATCGACTGGAAATGAACCGAGAACGGTTTCAAACCATTTTAGGTGACATCGGACTACGCCAAGCACCTTTTGAAAAGGTAATCGGGATCACAAATCTGAGAGCTTTCCTCAAGGATAAGAAAAATAAGTTCATCAAGATTTCCAAATTCAGGGGTAGTTTTGAAACGTGCCATTGGCGCTCCTGGAATGAAGACCGTTGCAATATCGACTCATGGGCCGTCGAATTCGGACCCGCTGAGGATTTGATTCCATTTTTGGTGTTTGATCCAATTGGCAACGATTTGGAGATCGGTGGAGATACCTACACCGTAGACGGAGAATGGCCATCATTGATGCTGAGGGGGGACGAGTACAAGGATAAAAGTTACCTTTCTGTAGTGACGCCGAGAAGTGAGATGCCCGCCCCAATTCAAGAAGTATTGATGGCGTTTGCCCTTGTCCTAAAGCCGCTGCGTTGTCGGTCTAAATGGTCCATGGAACTACGCGGTCAAGGGGACGAATGGTATTTCATCGATCCCACGCCGCGCCTAGGGTTGCCATCCACCGCCAGCCAATGTTCCACGTGGAACAATTTTCCAGAGATTGTTTGGGCTGGCGCTCACGGTGAACTGATTGAACCAGAGCCTAACGGTAAATTCACGGCTGAAGTCGCCTTAACCATGCGCGGAGAAAAGGGGGCATGGAAATCCACAACCGTTCCAGAAGAATTACGCGACGTGATGATGTTAAGTGGATGCTGTGAAATAGATGGTATGGCCTGCTTTCCGCCGGACGATCAACATGAAGAACATATTGGCTGGTTAGTGGCTGTTGGGGATACGATGAAGGAAACCATTGATACCTTGAAAGGGTATGCCGCTAAATTACCGGATGGGGTGAGTGCCAAAACTGATACCCTGGTTAATCTCCTGGCTGAGATCCACGAAGCTAAATCTGAAGGGATTGAATTTGGGACTGGACAAGAGATTCCCAAACCGTCATCTGTTGTCGAAGATGCCTGAGCCAACACCAACCCCGGATTACTGGCAACCGCCGCCGCCCCCGCCTCCGCGCGGCATTCCGCTCCCCCCGGATAACAAGTTTCAAAAGCCGTTGATGAAAGCGATCAAGGCGCACATCAAACCGAACAAGTTGCGAATCCAACGGCCAAAGAAACGCGAGGTTAAGTGGTGGTAGTTTTTTCGCCCAAACAGATGTTCCGTGAGAAGGAAGCAGCCAAACTGCATCACGAACTGGTTGCCACCGTTGGCTTTCAAACCGCTGGCCTCCATGCCTTGCAAGCCTACGCCGATATGTTGACCAAAGATGATAAGTCTGATGCGGCTTCCCGAATGCACCGACTGGAAGGCGCACGCGAGTTTTGGGGCGTGCTGCTCAATCTCACTGAAGTTGCTGAAATGCCCCAAAAACACGTCACGCAAAACTTGAATCACAGGGCCTAATTATGTCGAAATTCAGAAAAAAACCTGTTGTCATTGAAGCGCAACAATTCAACCCACCGTGCTTGAACGGCCTGTTCATCATGCCAATCTTGGAAACGGAAACTGTTCGCTCATTTATTGAATTCAATGATGCCAAGGGATCTTTTCTAACCATCGAAACACTGGAAGGAAATCATCGAGCCGATCCGGGCGATTGGATTATCCGAGGCATCAAAGGCGAATTTTATCCCTGCAAACCCGACATTTTTGATAAAACCTACGAACCAATTGATACCCCATGCCAGAAACAGCCGTAGCACCTGCCCCCGCCGCCGCACCCGCCGCGCCCGCCTTGGGAACCATTCCCATCGGCACCATCACCAACATTCCGACCACTCCCGCTTTCAAAAAGGCCGCTGGTGAATTGCGTTCCGGAAAGTATGGCCCGACTGAATCCAAGCAGCCTGAGACAAAACAGCCCGACGCCAAGCTGCCTGATCCGGTCAAGCCTGACCCCATCAAAGCCGAGACCACCGAAAAGACCGAAACGGAAAAGACCGAGCAGCCACCGACTACTGAGACCAAGACGACCGATGAGAAGGGCAAGGAAACCAAAACCAAAATATCACCGTGGAAACTGGTGGATGAATGGAAAGGGAAACATTCGCTCGCTGAGAAACAAATTGCCGACCTGCAAACCCAACTGGCCGATCTCAAAACTAAAGCACCGGATGTTGCTGAGGCAAAGAAATTGACTGAACGCCTGGAGAAAGCTGAAGCTAGAGCGAAACAGTTGGAAGATGAAGTCAAATTTGCCGACTACTCCAAGTCAGACGAATACCGTACCCAATACGAGAAACCCTATCAGGACGCATGGAAGGCCGGCCAAAGTCTGGTGTCCAAAATGAATATCACCACTCAGGACGGCACGGTTCGTAAGGCGACCCCGGCTGATTGGGACCGGATCATGGAAATTCATTTTCAAGACCCGGAAACCGCCGCAAACGAGTTATCCGAATTGTTCGGGGCCAAGGCGAGCGTGGTCAGCAGCTACATGGTAGACGTAGAAAAGCATGGCCGGAAAGCCGCGAATGCCATCGACGAATACCGTACGAAAGGCGCGGAACGATGGACCCAACAGCAGGAGGACGGGAAGCGCCATGAAAAACAGATTTCCGAAGACTTATCCAAAAGTTGGGACGCAGCGACTAAAGCATCTCTCGAACACCCGGAATACGGCCAATACTTCAAGCAACGCGAAGGTGATCCTGAGTGGAATCAAAGGCTGGCCAAAGGCTACGAATTGGCGGATCGCGCTTTCAGGGAAAACGCCAAAGATCCTAATCTCACGCCGGAGCAACGAAAGTCTATCGTCAATCGCCACGCGGCCTTGAAGCATCGCGCGGCAGCATTTGGGGCGCTCCGTTACGACAACCAACGATTGCGGGCTGAGAATGCCGAACTGCGCCAGCAACGGGACGAATACGGCGAGAGCGAACCGACCGGGAGCGATGGCAAGGGCAAGAATGGCGAGGGCGCACCGCAAGTCGGAGCAACCGCCATGGCCCGCGCGCGGGCCGCGTTGCATTCTGGGAAGTACGCACGATGAACGCAATGAAGGTCATTCACGATGTCTTAAATCGGTGTCGTGAAAATAACCAAATGCCGCATCATTTACTGATTTCATCGGCTTTAATTATGGAGATGAATGATCCATGGTGGTGCACCTATCCATTAAGTGACAGTCAACAGATGTAAGCTAATAAATCACCTTGGGACGGTCACGTAATGGGATTTCCTTTCCTGATTCTTAATCAAGGCGATCAAGTATTTGCTGCCGCTGTCGTGAAATGAAAACAAACGGCAAACATCTCAATGAACAGTCAGTGCTCTTGGCCAACCAGAAGAAGCACATCAACTCGCTCAATCGGCTCATCTGGATTTTGATCCGTCAGGCAGGCGGGGAAGTCAGGGTGTCGCATCGAGACATGGCGCTCATCCCCGATAAATGGAATTTCTCCATCGCACCTGACCCCAATAAGCCCGAAGAAATCGTGTTCAAAGCGACTGATGGCCCGCAAGAAGCGCAACAGGCCGCGATGCAGGCGGAGAAGAATTAAGTTGACAAACTAAATCTAGTATTCTAAAGGAGCACTGTCAGTAAGCTTGTGGGCCTGACCTAAACTCGCCCTTTCAAGTCCGAGTGAGACCGCATAGGCGGTCTTTCCCTCAGCGGTGAGGGAATGGAAGAGATTCTCGGCTTCTACAAAACACCCAACAGACGAATCACGATCCGCGTGTGCGTTGTTGTGTATTCGCCTAAAACAAACATTAGATAAACTAATTTATGGCAGGCGACATTATAAGTTGTGACAAATTTCCGCAATACCTCGTAGACCAGCAGCCGTATTTCGACGAAATGATCCTTGAGGACATTCGGCCAACTGACGGATGGCTCGGTAATATTTCACTCGGCCAAATGCCCACAGGGACTCCCACCGAAGTCACGCAAGACCGATTCAAGCACGTTTATCCTAACACCACCAAGACCTGGGTGAAGACGCAGGCCGGTTCGTGTCTGGGAACACCGTGCGACAAGAAAGAATATTGCATCGGCTGGGGTGCGGAACGAATCCATTACTTTGCCGAGGAACAAAGCTGGCAGACACCGCTGTTGTGCTACGACCAGGACATGCACATCACGCACGCGGAGGAACACTTGGCGTACATCATCAGTGATTTGCTTCGGCCCGCCACGAACGAGATTTCCAGCACGTTCTTGCGGAAACGGGCGTTGTTCTGGTCGAAGAAGAAATGGCAGGCCAACAAGACCCAAGACGATTTCACCTTTGAATGGACCCTGGGCGCTACCGCAGGCGACGAAGAAGTGTATTTCGATTGCTCATGCGATCCGGCCAAGGTGTTCCTGCTCACCCCGCAAATGCTTCAGCGACGGTTCGCGCCCTTGATGCGGCTGGGTTACGCGGGCAAGAATCCGTTCAAAGATACCGTGGCTTACATTGAGTTGGTCACGGACATGGACACCCTCTGGAACCTCGACCATTTGGGCGGTCAGGTCGGCGTGGGCGGCGTGCCATCAGTCAGTGGAAACTGGCGCTTTGAACAGTGGGACGCGGCCAACAGCTATTGGCGGTACGGCTTCAACGGGCGCATTGGCAATTACCTGGCGCGCGCCGATGAGAGCGGGTTGCGCTTCAACTACGTCGGAAAAACCGGCGCGGCAGTGCAGAACGCCAACAACGTGTTCCGCTATCAGGTGGTGTTGCCTTATGTCAACAAGACCACTTCGGGCGCGGGCGGGGCAGCGGGTCTGGGGTCCGACGAGAATGAGGACTTCGAGAAAGCACACTTCACCATCAGCTACATCTGCCACAAGAAAGGGATGCAGCTATTGACCATGAACGCCACGCCGATCAGTTCCGAGATGCCGTTTTCGGCGCGGGATTTTGGCGGCAAATGGCAGTTCGTGATGGACAACCTTGGGACGGACGTGAACGGGTGCGTCATCGAAAACAAGCGGCGGAACAAAGGGCAATTCATCGCTGACTTCAAGTATTACATCAGACCCCTGCACACCGAGTTCATGGAAGCGATTTTCCACAAGCGCGAACCGATTTGCGTGGCGGAAATTGATACCTGCTCGTCTGACCCTGGATACCCTACGCAAAACTACAATTCCTGCAATGACGCCTGCCCGGTCAGCGGCACGCTCACCTTCACCCCGGTCAAACGGGAACTGACGGGAACATACGAGATCGCTGCCGATACGATTCTGTGCGACGGCTCGCCTGTCGGACACGATGCGATCACCGGGAGCACATCACTGGCGGCTTTAGTCGCGCAACTGAACGCCAAGGTTCCTTCGATGGGAACTTGGGCCGTCAGTGCGAGCAACATTACCCTGGTCGGTAGTTGCGGCGTGGCCGTGGTGCCATTTGAAGCGTAATCCGTTGGGCAATTGGGGGCGCAGTGAATGCACCTGCGCTCCCTTCAACCATGAAACTGCCCTTTAGCTGGGCAACTGATCTATGGACGAAGACTATTTTTCTGACCAACCCGACGGTGCTGGCGACCAGCCGATGGAGAAGGACCACAAGGAAGAAGGGGAACAAACCGCGTTGTTACCGAAATCAATTCTCATGGGCAAAGACTTCAAGGTAAATGATGAAATTGTGCTCAAGATTGACGCAATTCGGGAAGACGAGATCGAGGTCTCTTACGCCAGTGAACCAGAAAAGAAATCGGAGAAGATGCCGGATAAGGCAGAGGCACCGATGAAAAATGACAACGAAATGTCATCACTCTACAGCTAATGCCAGCTGTCTCAAAGAAACAGCAACGCTGGGCACAAGGTTGCCTGCATAATCCAGGCAAGATGAAAGGCAAATGCCCATCCAAACGGGTAGCTGAAGAATTCTCTCACCTAAAGAAGCGCAAAGTAAAATACCATTGAAAGGAAAAATGTGGCTGCACCTGAAACACTTCGCAACGATGCCCGATGTTACGACTGCAACATCCCATCAGGAATGCTGCTGGCCGTCATGGTCTACATCCTGCAACAAACCTTGGATGGAGTTGCTGTGAGTGCCGACCCTTCAACTCTGGCTAATGGCGCGCGCTGCTACGATTGCATTGGAACAACTCCCGGCATGGTGATCAAAGAACTGGTGGATCTGAATGCCGCAATCATTTCGGGTGGTGGAGGTCCAGGTGGTGGTGGGGCCATCTCCAGCGGCGTTGTTGATCCAGTGGCAGCACCGACCAATCCAGCGGTGGACAACGTATATTTCAACGTCGTGAATCTGGCGGCGATCACTATGTGGTTATGGCCAGCCGGCGCAGCCGCTTGGAGTCAGGTCGTTTAAGCAATTTATGAGCAATCGAATCATTAAATGGATGGGGTCTAGTTTCGTGCTGGCGCTGGCGGCTTTGTGGCTGTTGGCCGCGGCAGCACCCCCTAAGTACACCACCTTCGCGGATTTGGTGTGGACGAATAGTGGCACAGCCTTCACCACGACAGCGGGTAAAACCAACAACTTCCTTAGCTACTCGTCTACGGCCCTTACTTATCTTTTCTCCAGTAATCACACGATCCAAATCAATAGTTCGGCTACTCCCTCTGGGTCTATTCCCCTTGGAGACGGAACCACTGCTATCGGTTACTCGGCTTCGTCTGGTTCAGTCGGAGATTATAATACTACCGTAGGCTATGGGGCGATGTTTGCTGTGAATGGGACAGAAAACACTGCCGCAGGGTTTGAAGCCTTGGATTCTTCGGGGCCAAACAATTATTGCGTGATGGTCGGAGCACGCTCTGGAGTTTCTTTAAATGCCGTAGACGGCGTTACCGGCGTAGGATGGTCCGTATTTGGTAATCTCACTGATGGAGTCGAAAACACTGCCATCGGGTACAAAGCAGGATTCACGGTTGATGTCGGCAGCAGTAACACGTTCGTCGGCTATTTTGCTGATGCAGCGGCGGCGAACCTAACCAACGTGACAGCTATTGGGGCGAGAGTGGTCGCGCAAAACAACAATGACTTTGTGCTGGGTAATTCCCTGAACAGGGTACGGGTTCCAGGCACTTCAACCAACGCTGTCCTCGACGTAGCGGGCCAACTGGGGCTATTTAAGGGGACCAATTACATCAATTTTCCGGTCACGAACACGCCTCCCGCGAGCGCCGTAGCACCTGTTCGATGGGTAACGGTGACTGCCGATGGCACCATTTACCGAATGCCGCTCTATCAATAGCCATGAATGAAGCTCTGCGCCTTTCAGGGATAATTTTCAGAAGGTTAAACTATTAAAAATTCGGTGGGTCTGATGAAATCACGAAATGGATACACTAATCAAAATGCTGGAAAAGACGCCAGAGATGGCGGCTTTGATCATCCTTGTCTATCTGTTTCTGAAAGCACAGAGCGAATCACGGGCAGAATTTCTTACCACCATCAAAGGTATCCAACAGGAAAACAGTGAAGCACGCAGACAGAGCCGAGAAGTGATTAAAGAAAATACCACCGTCAGCATGGAAACCAACAAGCTGCTGGGGGAACTTTTGGGAGAAGTCAAAGAGTTAGATCGTAAGGGAAAAATATGATCCGTGGCGTAGCAACATACTTAGGAAGCATCCCCCCGGTTTTTATTGATGGTTTACTCACCGTGTTAGTGCTTTGGTTCCTGTTCAATCAGAGCTACTTTGGTGGAGATGAAGCGGCGAAGTATCTTTCGCCAGTGACAAAATTCTGGCTCAATTGGGCGGTAGGGAGTGGTGCGGTGATGACGGGTGGACTAAAAAGTTTCAGGTCCACCCAATACGCCGACCACCAAAAGGAGAAGAAGGAAGCCAGTGGTCACACAGAATTCGTCACCAAAACCGAGACCAAACCATAAAGGGGTTTATCGGGTGTGCAAGCGATTCTTGTCAGGCAAAAGAATCGTCGAAGTCGGTGAGGAAATTAGCTGCTTCAACACAGAAGACTTGCGCGACTTGGTTTCCAAGGGCATTCTCCGACCGAAAGAACATGATCACGATTGATCTGGAGAAGATGAAAGCAGCCGGGGTGCGGATATTCTCTGTGTTTTGCGATGGCGGGATCATGGTGGAGGCGGACGATTTTTACCCATTCAACGATGCTCAAGCTTACGAACGATGGATCGATCAAAGGCTTTCGCGTCAGGCCCATGCCAACCTGAATCCGTCCTGTTTGGCGGAATCAGACCACGACCGGCAAAGGTCTGACGCGCTTCGATAACATGAAAACCACTCTGCTGTTTGTGATGATTTCCTTGCGGTTGTGGGGTCAGCCGTTGGTGCCACCGCCATTCCCTGGACCGCCCCCGGAAGGCCATCGCTGGATTATGAAGATGGTGCCGGCGCAAACCATGAGCACGAACAAAGACGGCACAGTGGTTGTCACGACGATGACAGTGGTGCAAAGCGAGCCGATACCAGTCGAGAAGCCAAGGTGGTTTACCTGCATCCTAACAGACGGCACCTGTGAAGCTCATTTCGGGACATTTGCTGAAGTGATGACCAAGTGCGGCAGCGGAACACAACAATTTGTGAACACGCATTTAGCCGTGGTTGCAATGTCAGCCACGCAAAATGTCGTTGATGTGGTTTGGCAATTTAAGGATGGGTTCCACACACGGATGCCTCTGGAAAAGTGGACGAATTTGGTTCATCAGATTCAGCCTACAAATAACACATCGAAAAGCGTCGATGGCGGTGTCGGTCGCGTCGCCCCAAAATCCCCCATCGTACTGCCCCCAATCCCGACACCGTTACCGGCCAAAAAGAAGTCACTTAGTGCGCCATCGAAAACACTTCTGACCACTCAGATCAACCCACCATCCTACCCTCCGATCACAAACTACACCGATATTCCTTCCACTTGGCGGTGCGTGAATAACATGGGGGAGTTTCCCGATCCGCTTGGTGAAGGTATGACCAGCTTTCGCATTGAACTGATCTGGGTCTCTTTGCCGGGGCATTATTACGCGGTGTGGTACACCACCAACGCGATCACGGACATCAATTCATGGGCCAAATTCCCAAGCACGGCAAGCTGTCCGACGACGACTGAAACCAACGTGGTCTACCTGCCGGTAATGCCGTCAGGCAGACGCATTTACTGTCTGCGCGGAACTTAATTATGAAAAACATCATCATGGTCACGCTGTTTGCATTACTGCTTTGGCAGGGATGCCAAACGGCGGAAAACACCACCTACAAAACCATCGGCACACAAATCCTGGCCGTAGAAGCTTTCAAGAAGGCGGTCGCTGAAGCTTACGTGAACGGCCATGTGAGTGATAAGGATTTCCAGAACGTGCGGGCGCTGGCTGATAAGTATGATGCCTCGGTGCGAGTGGAGCAGAGCGCCATTCTTGCGTGGAAATCCAACCTGTCCACGACGAACTCTGTCTATGATGCGGCAAAGATTGTGGCGGCAACGGGCAACGATCTGCTGACCTTTATTTACAAACTTCTACCGCCAACCAAAGTGGCCGAACTACAGTCCAGCTACCTTAAGTAGAAAGGTTAATTTATGGAATTAGGAATTCTTATAGCACAACTACTGCTGAAGTTCGGGCCGGATCTCGCGGAAGAAATTGTTATCCTGCTGCACAAGGCTGACCCAACGCTCCAAGATTGGCAGGCACTCTTTGCCAAGGTCAGGAAGCTGGATGATTACGTGGCTGACGCAAGAGCAGCTACACCAGAGCCACCAAAGCCCGCCTGAAAATTGGCCCCCACGGTTAGCGTCAGCACGGCACGGGCCTGAGCCGTTATAACAGACCTAAACGAAAAGTCTCGCTGACTCGGCACTCGTGGTTTGCCGTTCGCCTGCGAATCGGAACACAGGGAAAGTAAAACGCGGTGTGGGCTGGGTTTGCACCAGCGAGGATGGCTTGTCTATTGGTGCCATCAACCCAAGGGTTGCGACCCCTACATTGCGTCTTCTATCTTCGCCACGCACACCGTTAAAAAGGCGAGCGCACATCATTCGTTTCCACGTGCGCCCGCCTGCTCGTATTATGCGAGAGAGGACAAAGAACCCGTCACAAACTTCCAGGCGCGACGGTGGCCTAACAGTCTTACGGAGTCGGAGGCGCGGGCGGTTCCTCAGTCTGGGCATCCAGGGCCGAAACCTTGGTGGCGAGCGCATCGGTTCGGGCCTGAATTCCATCGAGGATAGCTTGATCAGCCGGGGTGATGGTTCCGGGACTGTTTTGCAGCTTAGCAATTTCATCTTTCAGAAATTGCACGTCAGTTGCGATGCCGTCCACGGAAGTTCCGATGGCGTCGAATTTGGCATTTACCTTGTCAGCGAAGTCACTAATGGCACTCATAAGTATTATAAACCGTATTCTATTTCTTTGGTCGTTCCGTCGCAAAAGGCGCACAAGCGTCTCCAGCGTTTTTTTGTCGCTGGCAAAATGTTCATCCAGAGCACTCTGCAAGGCAACAATCAAATCATGGTCGGCCTGTCCACCAGGCGGATTTTTGTCCGGCTTACTCATTTTGGAATCCTAACTCCTGACTGGCTCGGAATCAATCGGGGATTTCCCCATGCGCTTGAGATGGAACTCACAACCATCCGGCCTTCGCACGCAAAAGGCAGTCAGAACAGCGAGTTCGGCTTGCTTGCGCGTGCCATTGGTTTTTACCACCAGCAGGAAGCGGTGCTCTTTAGTGCCTTGGAACCGAACGAGTTTTGATTTTGCTTTCACAAAATTATCTGCTCCAGATCACCGCCAAGCGAATGCCAAAGGCGACAATATTCACCACGATCAACAGCGCCGTTACGCACCGCCACTCCACAATTCTAAGTGGCTTAAAACTCATCTCATAAGTAAACAAAAGTGGCGCAGCGATCATATTCAGGCAGATGAAAAATTGAAGGTGGGTCATGGCATGTCTTTGATTTTCCCGCACAGGTTGCAGCGCCAGAACATTCGACGTTGCGGCTTAGTGTTGGCCGACGCTACAAAAATACTTGTCCACTGCCAGTCGTGCCGTCGAAGGATCTTACAGAATAACGTCCTTAAAGCCATGTGAGTTCCACTTCTCCGTCCACTAATACTTCGATCTCCCGGCAGGCCCATAGTTTCCGCTTCCCTTTCGCACCACGTCGCGCCCAACCATGCACGATAATCCGTCGCGTAGGTGACGATAACCATTGTGCAGACGATGGAGTCTCACGGATCTTTTTAATCCGCGCACTGACATTGCTGCCGCTGGTAGTTTGAATGGCCCACAACTCGTTGCCACGTAACGCAAGCACGTCAATGAATCCAAAAAGATCATGCCGCACCCGCGCCCATTGGTTCCATCTCTCGACCACTTCAGCGAGAAAACCGGCTTTCCTCATCTTTTCTAGGCTGCGGCTTGTTGGGCTGCTCATCTGCCGCGATTCTGAACTAATCCAATACTTTGTAAAGAAAAGATTTGAAATAGTTTTACTTTCTTTTTGAGACCTGCTTTACTTGGCCCGTGAAGAAGAATTGTCCACTGTGCGGAAAGCCGCAAATGACCCATGGCAGCTTGTCCATGTACACCTCTGGCTGCCGGTGCGAACAATGCAAAGGCGCGGCGGAAAAATACCGCAAGCAACGACGACGCAAGATTGAAAGGGCGGCGGCATGACAAACAAAGAACTATGGAAAAAGAAGGCAAAGCAACTGGAAACAGAAAATGCCGCGCTGAAATCCGCCCTAATCGAAATCCGCGATTTCTGCCAACGAACGGTTTTCTCATTTGAGGAGCAAGCTTATCGCGCCACCCGAATTGCCATTGACGCACTCAAATCCAAAACACCATGACTGACACAGAGCTACTGGATTTGCTGGAGTCGGAGAAAATTAACTTCAGCGATTTATCGCGGAGATGGTCGAGTAAATTTGCAGATGCAAAGATGGTCTGGTGTTACTTCATTTGTGGCCCAGGTTGGATAGAGCAACCGACCCTGCGCGACTGCATCCGTAAACTGGCCGAACAGCAGGAGAAGAAATGAAACCTGACGAGGCGATTGAAAAATTGCGGTCTATGCAGTTTCAAAATATGCACGGAACAAATGTTCTTGGGGAGATTGCAGACATGATCACAGAAGCCAAAAAACTGATTGAGCATTTCGGGTGGACTTCGAGCGAAGACACCGCCGTATTACGAGAAGCCCAAAGATGGCTGAAAGGGAAATCGAAATGAGCGTCATCATGTTCCAGAAACGGTTTGCACCCTTGGTGGAAAACGGCAGCAAGAGGCAGACGATCCGGCTTGCTCGTAAACGACCAATCATCGAAGGGGAAATGCTCTCGCTCAGAGAGTGGACAGGTAAACCATATCGCAGCCCACAACGAATTCTACGCACTACGACTTGCAAGGAGGTATCCGCCTTTACATTGGATTATCCTGAGTCTATGACGATTCACGGATGCCCGGTTCTGATCCATGAGCAATCATGGGTGGCTCAAAATGACGGCTTTCAAGATGCTGCTGAGATGCGAAGATGGTTCATTAAAACCCACGGTCTGCCGTTCAAGGGAATCCTAATCAAATGGTAAATCCCCGCCTGACTCTATCCCAGCAGTTCGAGGAGCGAGAGCATCGCGTCTGGGAAAGATTAGGCATCCTCTGTGGCGACGGTCCCATCACCGAATCCGCCCACCAGATCGCGGAGGCCGAAGCCGACGCCTGGGTGCGGGAATATAACGGAGTCACTGAACCCAAGATCGAGAAACAGAAGGAGTTGCCGCTATGAACGAGACTCTTTGGAAGCATTCTGAAAAGAAGTGGAAGCCACGCAATAAGCAGGCAGCAATGATCGTTCGTAAAGCCACTGGATATTCTGTCCCGCCGCGAGAACCACCTAAGCTCGCACCAACTTTGGCGCAACGCCTTGCGGCTGAATCCAAAATACGAGTGGAACGCATTGCCCGTCTGGAACAGGAATTGAAGGAGCGCAAAGAAAGACGTGCGGCCAGCAAACTAAAGATAATGCCCAAGACCAAGGTTTGGAGAAATATGTGGTTGGCAAAACATCTTCGACGGATGGCCAAAAGCCGTGGACTACCGACACCGAGCAAAGAGGTGATTCGTGCCGCACGAATGGCTGATCCAAACTATGGAAAACCCCTCTGGAAATAAAACAAAAGGAGTTGTTTTGAAAAAGACGAATTACGTTCTTGGATTTCTATTTGATGATACCGGCTCATCAGTAGTTCTGATTCAGAAAATAAAACCAAAATGGCAAGCCGGATTACTCAATGGAGTTGGGGGAAAAATCGAATCAAGAGAAACCCGACATGACGCCATGGTTCGGGAATTCAAGGAAGAAACAGGCGTCGATTCATCCATCAATGATTGGCGTGAGTTTTGCGAAATGAGCCACAGTGATTTCTCTGTCTTTTGTTTTATCGCGCGGAGCACTGAGGCAACAGAAAATGTTAAATCGCAGGAGACTGAAATCGTCCAACGTATTGCTCTCAATGAATTAGCTGATAAACGGTGTGTCTCAAACCTCCGATGGCTCATCGAGTTGGCTCTGGATGAAAATTCGGGCAAACGATTTTACACTAATGTTCACTACACCTAATCTTCTCCAACAAAATCCTTGACGGCGGGGGTATGAAAATTGGCGAATGCGAGAAAGGATACCGACGATGGATCTCACCCCAGAACAACGACGCAAAATCGAAACCGCCATCAACGCGCGCATCGACTACTGGCAAAAGTCCGCCCAACCGAACGCCGAAGCGGTTTACATCACGTTCTGCGAAATCCGCGAAATCCTCAAAGAAGTCTTCGCAGAATAATCCTTGACGGCTTCGGTCCAGAGGCTAACATCGCGGGCAGAGCAATAATCGGCGCTTACCCCGCCCCTTGAAAAAAAGACGAGATATGCAACCATTTCTCAAGTTTAGAATCGGCTCCGTCAACGTGGGCAGTTTCGTAGCGCCCCGCTATGTCTCGTCGGCCTGGGTTAACGGGGGCGGAGCCTATTCTGCACTGGAGGCTATTGCCAACCCCATGTTCTAAAGCGGGCTTTTGTCTTCTCTGTAAAACGAACACCACTGCGGTGCTGCATCTCCGCGTTCTGCAAAACAACGCCGAAACGTTTGTTTGGTGCTGTTCATCCTGTAATCGGTTTAATCCATTCGGACAGCGAGATCATTTTATCTCGAAAGAAAAAGTTCAGGCATTCCTAACGCCTGAACAAATTGCGGCCCTTCCCGTCCTGATGCCCGACGCTTCCAATCGTTGCGCTCGGTGTGGTGACAGAGAATGCGAACTGCACCATTGGGCACCCAAAGGAATTTTCGGAAACGACGAAGCAGAGAAATGGCCCAAAGACTATCTCTGCAAAGTCTGTCACGCCTGCTGGCATCAACTCGTTACCCCACAACTCGTCAAAAAATGAACCTACCGGAACGGATTCAAGCCTATATCGACGCCTGCCCGCCGGCTATCAGCGGCCAAGGCGGACACAACCAAACCTTTTCTGTGGCTTGCGCCCTGGTGAATGGATTCCAGCTTGGCGAAAATGACGCCATCCGATTCCTGACGAGTTACAACGCCAAATGCAAACCACCATGGACAGAAAAGGAACTCGTCCACAAAGTAAGAACCGCGCTCACCACCACCCACGACAAGCCGCGCGGCCATCTTGTGGGGGACATCAGCCTGAACGCCGCGCCACGCCCTAAAACTCCCGCACCCCATGCGCCCCCTGCAAAGCCAGTCCCCGTCCTGCCGGAAAAGAAGGATGTGATCCCGTCAGCCTTGTCATCCCCGACCACGGCTCTGTTGCTGATGGCCTTTCAGGAAGGTGAAGGAGTCTCAGTTTGTCCTGTGAAGGTCAACGATGAAGGCCGATCCGTCCCAGACGGCAGCGGGACGGTCTACGAACGTGATAATCTGATTTCTTTACTCGAATCCAAAGGCGGTGATCCTAATCAGCTGTTCCCCTGCGAGCATGGCGCTTATATCCGGGTAAACCCCATGGAGATCGGCTCCAAATCCGACTCAGACAAACACGTTACCTCCCATCGCAACGTCCTGGTAGAGTTCGACAACAACGATCAGCAGGGCCAATGGCTGGCCATCCTGCAAAGCGGTGCGCCTTGCGCGGCGGTATTGACCAGTGGCGGGCAATCCATCCATGCTTGGGTCAAAGTCAACGCCAAGACCGCTGAGGAATACGCCGAACGCCGGGATGCGGTCTATTCCTACTTCGTGCCCCTCGGAGCCGACCCAAAAAACAAGAATCCATCCCGGTACTCGAGACTGCCGGGGATGAAACGTGGGGCTAAAGTCCAACAACTGTTGGCCGTCAACATCGGTGCCGCATCATTCGAGCAATGGATGATTGACCGCGCGGCGGCAGGCATTGGCACCCATTTCAGCATAGATTCCATCCTCGATTTCAACCCCAAAGAAGACACCGATAGCCTGATCGGGGACCGTTACCTCTGCCGTGGCTCCTCCTGCCTAACCATTGGACAGACCCACATCGGTAAATCCAGCTTCGGCCTGCAAATGGCAGTGGTATTCGCCTTGAACGGGCCGTTCTTTGGTATCCAACCTATCCGATCCCTGAAATCGGTCTATGTCCAGGCCGAGAATGATTTGGGTGATATGTCCGAAATGCTGGTTGGAATCCTGAAGGGGCTGAAACTATGGAAGACAGACCCTAAAGAGACCAAACTGCTGATGGAAACCCTGCGGGTGAATCTGATTATCATTCGGGACCAATCCAACACCGGCAAAGATTTCGCCGTTTCTGCCTCCAAACTCATCGCCAAACATAAACCTGACCTGTTTTGGGTCGATCCCATCCTTTCCTTCTACGGTGGGGACGTGAACGACCAGAAATACTGCTCCACCTTCCTCCGTTCATGGCTAAACCCCATTTCCGAGGCCACCGGGATTATCTGGATGCCGCTCCATCATACCGGCAAGCCGATGAAAGATGCCGTTAAGACCACAAAAACATGGACCTCAACCGATTTTGCTTATCAAGGGCTTGGCTCATCTGAATTCGCGAATTGGGCGAGGGCCACAATCACGATGCACAAGATTGGGGAAGACGAATTTCGGGTGGTCCTGGGCAAACGCGGCTGGCGAGCCGGCGCTTGTGACAAAGACGGCACCAAAACCATTGAACTTTACTTGGCCCACTCGAGTACCGGCATTTGTTGGAAGCAAATCGAGCGTCCCCCACTTAACGGCGAATTCAAGGAAACTACCCGTGTCTTCGTCCAATCCATCGTTAAACCTTCCAGCGCCTCGGAAATCATTTCCACTGCTGTCACCAAACTAAACCGGGGAGAACGCACCCTCTGGAAACTATGGGACCGTGGACAAGGCCCATTAGGTCGCTATTTCCAACGCTACGGCGATAATCTTTATATCCCTAAAAAACGTGTCCCTGATGACACCGATGAACCCCATCTTCCTTATGCTGATTAAATCCCACTGCAACTTACTGCAACCTTACTGTCGTGCAGTGACGACTGCACAACTGCAAGGTGTGCTTAAGAAGCACACTTGCAGTGCAGTGCAGTCAACGGCGGCACTGCAACTGACATTTGCAGTAACTGAACAGTAAAAACATGACCACGATCCACACCCTGATCGGCTCCGAACTCATCACCTTCTGCGAGTCTCTCCGCCCCGACCAACACATCACCAACCTAATCCACCACCCCAATGCCCATTACACCGCCTATGTCATCCAACCTGACCAGCCAGAGTTGTTCCCTGCCGGACAACCCTGTTGCCCACCAAATCAGGAAGCGTTATAGCCAGCTTACCCAACACATGAACCCGTACATCAAAAATGGCCAGATGATCCAGCTTCTTCAGGAAGCCTTACTTGAAATAGATCGCCTCCAGGAATCCCTGAATGTTGAATCATCCATTGTTCAAAGGAGTGAGCGATGAACTTGAAACCTGCCGAGGAATGGGCTGATGATGGGTTCGATTGGGATATTGAAGACCCAAGACCCTTTCGTGATGCCCAAATCCAGCGATACCTCCAAATCCAGGCCGATGCTCTCAGGTGGGCGGCTAATCAAATCGCTGTTCATGATTCGCCTTTCGTGATTGCTAAGATTTCTCGTTTAGCCAACCAACTCGACCCCAAACCGGAAGGAGGTGATGCCTAATACAACCACCAACCCCTGATGTTCCAGTGTGGACTCCAGCCATACCGCCGCCGGGGATCTGTCGCATCCGGTCTAAAACACGCTTGAGTTAAACATCAAACCCTAAAATCCCATGACCCCATTCCAATTCGCTAAAGCTGACCTATGCTAAAACCTCTCAAAACCTCATTCCGTCACGACCAATACGACTTTCAGGTGGTGTCACGCCAAAACAACGTCGCCGTCTTTAGAAAGACAAAGGGGTCATTCACTACCTATGAAGTCGTTATCGTTCGCCAAAAGTCTACTCCACCATTAAAGGAAGGCATCCGGGACACGTACCAGGCTTATCCTCAGTCAGAGGAATGGGGAACCTACGGTTGGTCTTGCTCTACCCTGGAACGGGCTAACGAAAAAATGCAGGAACTACTTAATGAAAGGTTTTCCCAAAAATGGGCTGTCTCTTAAGAGGGGTATATACTCAACCCCACCCCGGCAAAAGGGGGATGGACGGTCCACCCTGCCGGGACGGTCTACCAGGAAAAGAGAGTCCTCATTTGCTCTTGGCTTGTCTCGTGGCACTCAGGCTGTCAGTCTAACTCGACCGTTGACTGTGTAGGTTAGCGGTGTGCCAAGGCTGGCTAGATGGCTGTCACAGCGTCGATGCTGGCCTTGGTATTCACCGTATCCTTTTGTCTCACCTACAGTAAATCAGTCGGGATTCCAAGTGGGACACTGTGTCTCAGTATGCCCTCGTTCAATTCTCGTTCCTCTGAGAACATTTCAGACCAGTTTCCATCTCGTACTAACTGCCATCCATATCCGCACGTGCAAATCCCGTCGATACATCGTCCGTTGATCATCGAGGAGTAAATCGTGCAATCTCCAGCATGGCAGGTCAATTCGCTCATGCTTCCGGCAGGTTATCCAGCGGTTGAACGACTGGCTTCTTGGACTTGGGTTGCTTCGGCTCGCGGATGCTTTGGCTCGTGTTCGCGGGTTGACCTCGAATCACTCGCTTCAGTTTCTCAGACTCAACTAGCGCGCCTGTGAGCTTTGCTAATTCTGACGGTGTGAGCTTACCTTCTTCAATGCGAAGCATGATATGCCCTTGAATAGCGGTGATTTTAGCTACAGCGCCATTCTTCTTAGACTCCTGGGCATTAGCGGCGGCTGCGCGAGGGTCTTGCGTCGTTCCAAACGGCATATGACCGCACAATCAGCTTTCAGGCAATCCGAGTCAAGTCCAGTGTTCTCTAATGCTGAATATAAGGCTGACTACTAACTTACATTGAGGCTGAAAAAGTTATAGACGAATTTGGGCCGATATGATTTGCTGTAGACAGTGCGACGGACAACATCAAAAGAAAGTGCGACGGAAATTATGACTAAAATCATCCTCAGTAAAGCCGATGCCGGCAAGATCCAAGACGCTTGGCATTATGCAACCTTAATCATTCATCGTGAAAACAGCACATTCAACGGTGATCGAGAATATCCTGAAGGTATTCGCGGCCAGCTTTTGGCTTATGAGCATCTGCTGGTAAAGATTGACGAAATGGCGGCGGACAATGAAACGTGGCAACTAGTAAAGAGCCAATGGTGGAAGCCTGAAACCGTGTTTGATGTGCTATGCAACGCGGGGGAGCTGCTCAGCGTGATCAATGAGACTGCCACGCAATTAGGGATTGAAGCCCGGACTGGTGAAAAGCTTTAAGCCGTAATGCGGTTCGCCTTCCGAGCAATTCGGCGGGCGACCTGTGCGACGGAACAAATCAACTTTTGACATGGCCCTGGCTTCACAAGCGGCGCGTCTTTGCGCTCCCGTCGCACGGCAGGGCATGTCATTTGAAAGTGCGACGGAGTTATGATTAGGAAATTAACTAAAGGCCACATCGATACAGAGTGGAGTGATTCAGACGGCTATTGGATTGTGCTTAAGCCCGGATGGAAGTCAGCAAGTGATCCGGTTGGCGTGCTGCATACGATTCACGAAGATACCAAATCGCAAGCAATGGCTGAAGGTATCTTGCCATGCTTTTGTGTGGATTGCGTGGCAGCAGATTACGGCAAATAAACGCAGCGTGAACGAAAGTAACAGATTATGACTAAGTTTACAATCAACCATAACGGCAAAACAGTTTTCGTTCTTCCAGATTATCACATCAGCGGGAAAGACAATGGGCCGTTGGGCTGGATTAGATTAAACCCAACAGAGGAAACAGGCGTTGCCTTAGCTGTCGGCGGATATACCCGCACAGCGCAAAGTCACAGCCTTACCTTTACTCAAATTGGATCGGAATGGGTTTCTGATTTCCGCATCAACGGTGAAGCAACCACCCGGGTGGATTGGGAAGCTGAATTTTTGAAAGCTTGCGACGCTGTAGCATCCGCTGAACTTCTTCAGGCCGACTAGTCATCGGTCTGTTACTCCTCTCGGCAGCTATCGGGGTTGCTGGGGGGAATACCAGGGCGATGAAACCCTCGTCTGGCAATCAAGCCAGATGAAACGAAAGTGACAAGCAAATCACTACGAAGTATCGGACGAATCAAACAGACTGGATGATAATGACTTGGGACCCCGGCGATAAGGGTTTCACTGAATATTGGCCAGTTTCGACTTGGAGTAAATCACGCAGAGCCGGCCTTATCAAAGCTCGTGAATGTTTGGTGATGAATCGTGGAGCGGATAAGGTGCCACGCTTCACCATTCGACACATGCGCGATAAAGACATTCGCAGTTTACGAATTCCAGTATGAATCTTTGGATTTTAGCTGCACTCGTGACCCCGATCCTGCTTATCTCTGTTAGTGCGCTTTGGTGCGTGCGGAGAATCAATAAGCAAATCGGCAAGTTCACCATTCAACACGAAGAAACCGGACGATTACAGGATATTTAAAGCGAGCCGACTAGTCATCGGCTTGTCACAGCCCCCGTTTAGCGAAAGCTGGCGGGGGTTTCTCGCGTACAGACCCAAAACAAAAAACCCCACCAAGTGATCAAGGTGAGGTTGCGAAGACGGTTTATAGGTCAAATGGTGAAGCCGATTTTAGCCAATATGGCCTTTAGCCTGAGTAAATCGCACTTCGCGGCCCGCAGCCTGCCCAGCATGGCGAGCACTCGGATTGTAAGACGAATAGCTAGAGCGACCTGAGACAAGCTTAACATTCGCCTTTGTCCAAGCGTCCACTTGTTGCCGGCGCTGTTCGGTGCGGGCTATCGCATTGTTGACTTTGATGAGAGCGACTGATTGATCAAGACCCTGCTGCGCGGCTAGCAAAGCGGTTTCATGGCGAATGGCCTTTTCGGTTTCCTTCTTCTGCTCATGCAATCGGTTGCCGATGGTGTCCACAACTCCGAGCCGGAAGTTATTGGCCCATGAAATACCGTTGCCTTTGCAGTCGCGTTCGGCCAGCCGGTCAACTTCTTGGACAAGCCAAGCGTAAAGGTAGCGGACTGTTGCCACATCGGAAGGGCGACCGATGACTGTCGGCCCGTACCAGCCGTTATACATCTTGCAGCAATTATGATTGGCAATGTGTTGGGCAAGACGGGCCTTCCAAGTCGATTTGCGCCGCAGACGTTCCAGCGGGTCATCGCTGAAATCTTTGATCGGTTCATCGTCTTTGGGTTGCTCTTGTCCGTTGACCGCATAGGCCAGCATTTCAGTTTCGATGCGATAACGATCAATGATTTCTTGGGCGCGGCTTGCTGCTAGTGCGGCCTCGTTAGGGTTGTCGGATTTGCTCAGGCGCAACAGCTTCGCGGCCTTTTGCAACGCTTCATTGTAGGTCATAATTATTTTCTCCAAAGCTCCGAGCGCGACGGGTGAAACCTGGCCGAATGGAGAAGACGGACAGACCGCCGGCCCGGAGCGAATTGTTGTGTTTACTTTGGTGCGGTTTCACTTGCACGCAGGGATTAAATCACAATCCAGAATAGGCGTCAACTCTTTGTCTAACGTACAAGCATCTCTAATAGTTGGTAATCAGTTTTCCTACTATCTAATGGAAAGGCGAAAAAAGCTTTACCATTTAGGGGAGAAAACCGATTGTGTAGGTGTGAAAGCGGTTTACGAAAACTTATTTATCCCCGGACTTCGCATCGCGCAAGCTTGCGACGGCTTAACCTCCGCACAGGTCCGGGGATTTGTGAAAGGTTAAGAATGACAACAATCCTCCTTACGCTTCGATGGAAGCTATTCCATCATAACCAGGTCGAACCGATTGGCACGATGACGGCAACAGTATCAAGCGGACAGATTCGACTGGGTAAACCCAAGCTCAACGAACTAGTGGAGAAGATGCCGCAAGGCATCGTTGGCCAGTTGCAAGAAGTGGTTCGCGGTCATGTGAGAGAATATCTCAAGGACACGCGCTACTGCATCCTCTGGAATGAAGACACTGGGCTTGAAACAACGTGCAAAATGCTATGATACCCTTTTGTATGGAATGCGGCGGGAAGCATGAGCCAAGCGGCGCACGATTTGATTGTATTAATCATTGGAAGCGCCGCGCGATAGTTGCCGAAAACCAAGTTGCGGTTCATAAACTTTATGGCGGTGAACTAGCTTTAGAATTGCGCCAATGGCTCGATCAACAGCGGATAACATCGGACAACATCGGAGACATTCGCGGGCGCTTATTCATGCCGTGGGCGTCAACCTGGAATGGCCTGGTTCGTGATGAAACAGCCGCGCGGGAAAACAAGCCAACGACCTGCCGCGAATGTAACGGGAAAGGATCTGTTGATTCTGGCGGATTTACTCCGTGGGGTGCGTCGATAGAACTTCCCTGCCCTGTTTGTTGCGCGAAACAGGCCAAGCAAATGAACTGCTTGCATGACTTCATCAAAGCGGAAGACGGCGCAATTTTCTGCCGCATTTGCGGTTTAAATGTTCTGCCATGAAACCCTTGGTTTGCGATAAATGCGGCAGGAAGTTTAAACAGCTAACTGGACGCCAGAAGTTAGCAGAACCGCGCGCCGGCGATTGCTGCCAGCATTGCAATTTCGGTCATTACATAGCGGTGCTTGATGAATCAATCCCTAAATGCGAATGGAATGAAAGCTGGGGTAAAAAATGTGAAAAGCCTGCGACGCATGAAGTAAGAATGGAAGGCTACGAAGATGTTCCTTCCCTCGCCTGCGACTTTCACGCCGCCATTGATCAGTATAACGGCTTCGATGTGCGCAAAATCGAAAAAGGAAATTGCTTACACGAATTGACCAAAACTGAAGAAAATGCGATTGTCTGCCGCGTTTGCGGTCAAACACTAATTCCCTAATGAGCTATTGCAATCATCCCCCTAATCGAGTCACGCACGACATTACACAAGGCGACTGGAAAGGACATTCCGTCCAGTGGTGCCAAATTTGCGGTTCGGTGCGCGTCACGGTCCATCAAGGCGAATCATCGGTTGATCCCGCAAAGTA